ATTTGCCATTGAGTCCATATAGTCTTTGGCATTTCTTTGGAGTTTTTCTGGTGTCTCACGAGTGTTCTCACTCATCCAAGTCTTTATGTTATTAAGAATTGAATAAAGTGATGGCTCAGAGTCCATCACCAAACTCTCTAAGAAACCTTTTTTGTTTTTAAACGCCAAGAGTAATTTGTTAGTCACTAACCCTAACAACATTTTGTTTCTCGCCAAACCTTTTTCTTTGTCTAATCTAAATAAAAAGTTAACAACTTCTTTGGTTGTTAAGTCATGTTTTGCAAAATCAGCAGAGTCAACTGTAGAAATCAACAGAATGTCTGAACTTGGAAATAATTCTTTTGGTGAGATTATTTGAGAAATAGTCTCAACATTTGAACGGGCTTGTCTAAATGATTTTGACGCATCTTTTTCAGCACCCACTTGAGTATCGTGGTGGTCTGTGTGAATAACAAACATCGGTTTACCGTGAGCAAAGTCTACTAACACAGGCATTACATCACCACTAGCATCAGGTTTCTTTACCGCAAACTCTTTCTCACCATATTGGATAACCTCAGAATCTACAACATCAATACCATTGTCTTCAAGGTATTTCTTCATTGCAATTGCCGTGGTAACACCATCTAAATCTTGGTGAAAATATATTTTAGCCTTTGGGTACCTTTTTGCCAAAGCATTAATATCACGTAAACCCGATTCTTTAATAATTTTTTTCATCAATCCCAACCAAAGTAATGTGTAATTTTATCAAATAAATCACCGTACTCAGAAATACACTCTTTGAATATTACTTTATCTTTATCAGGCATTGCATCCATAGTATCTTCACCCCACACACCATCAACAGGATAAACATTAATCATTGATTGGTATTTGACAATCGCCTGAGCACTTTTTGATTTTGGGTAGTTACCGATTGAACCGTCAATTTTTAACGGTTGACCGGCATCATCTTTAACACCTTTTTTATTTAAAAAACATTGAATCGCACAATTGTAATTGTATCTCTCAATAGTTGTCATACCACTATTCAAATCTTCTTTCAAATATTGTCTTGAAGTTGCATCAATGTGCATCCCAAGAATTCTACTCTTTTCTTCCTCTGTTATTACAAACTTTTTCATATTAATATTTTAGTGTTAATAAATATTTTAATTTGTTAACTAATCTTAACATCTCATCTCTAAGATTTAATAAATCAGTATCAAGTTTTGGGTTCAAACCTTCAGTCATTGAAAATAAAAACTCACATATTCCATCAATGAAATTTTGCATTGATAATTTATTTATATCTTGAAACATTATTGAAAATTCTGCAGGAAACTCAGGTCTCCCATATTTTCCCATCATGGCTTCAACAAAGTCATCAATCAAAACACCTAAACCTTCGTAGATGTCTCCGTATGCTTTATGTTTAGCATCAAACGTAGTTTGCCAATGTAAAAATCTAAATTGATTTTGAACTTGGACTAATTTTAAAATATATTCTTCTTTCATTATACTGGACTCATTAATCTTGTTAATGCTGACGTAATCGGCGACATGGATATTTTTTCACCCACAGCAACTAAACTCTGTGGTGATACTTGAGTTGTTGTAGTTCCACCCAACTCAGTTTTTAAGGCTTCTTGACCCTCAGGAGTTGATTCATACTGTTTCATTGCCGCTAACATCTGTTCCTCACCCATCATACCTGAAAGTTCTTCAGGTCCAACAAAATTTCCAACACCCAATTTATCTAAAAACCCAAGATAGAATTTTGTTTGACCCATTAGTACTCTTGTTCTTAAAGAACTTTTCCCAAACAGGTCAGAAAATCTACCTAAACCAAGACCACCCCCATAAAGGAATCTTTGGAGAATATTTGGTTTACCTAATATTGCTGGGTCCATAAACTTTTCTCTTTTTAAAGCTGTTTCCAAACCTTGAACCAATTTCATTTGTTCTTGTGGTGTTTTATTTACCATTAAACGTCTAACACCCATGGACCTTCTTGACGCACTACTGAATAAGTTTACCCAACTCTGAAGAGCCTTTTTAAATCCTGATAATAATCCTCCCATATTTGGAATTCTATCAATTACTGTGTCAACTCTTGAAGTCCAATTTTGAGCGGTTTTAAATAATGTGTTTGCAGGTCCTTCAACTTTTTCTAACATCTTAAGATTCTTAAGAGCCAATTCAGTATTACCAGCATTAATGGCTTTTTCAGCATTTCTAAGGTACTTAGTCCCTTGACTTCCGGCTTTCATGGTCCCCATAGCAGTTTTACCAACCACATCACCAATATATGGTACTGCAGATATTAAAGACAAAAACGCAAATAAAGTGTCACCTTGGTTATAATAAGAAACAGCGTTTGCAAAGTCAGCAATACCTGTTGGGTCAACAATACCAACAACATCCAAAACAGTATTCAACCAATAAGCTTCATTAAGGTTTTGTTTCAACCCTTCAAGTTGATTTTCAGTTATCAAAATTTGACTCATGATTTTTTAAATAAAAATATCTACTTATAAATACTATGATACAACTTAATATAAAGGTTGGTGACACAATTTTGATAGGTAGATTCAAAAATAAAAAGGTGATAGTAAAAACTATCACCCTTGACCAACATGGTTTACCATTAGTGAACGGCAAACCAATTTGTAATTTTCGTTACTCAAAAGAGTAGAACCGTTGGATTAAACCACCTCAATTGGTTTTTCAGGAAATTCTAAAACCTGTTGTCTTTTTTGTTGAACAAAGAATCCAACTCTTTCCTTTGCCACTTTGGAGTAGTTAGAACTGATTTCAATACCAATCCAACGACGGTCCAAAGTCTCTGCCGCAACCATAGTTGTACCTGAACCAGCAAACGGGTCAAGGACAATATCATTTTTATATGTGAGAATCTTAATTGCCTTGGTTGGGATATCCATTGAGAAGGTCGCCTTTGTCAATGAACGAGTATCGGCAAAATAATTCCACTGTCCAAATACCAAATCAATAAACTCACGTTTCTGTTGTTCGGTGTACATCATCTTAGGTCTCATGTTACCGTCTTTACCTTCAACCTCACCCATCTCACCAACCCATTCAGGTTGTCCTTTAACAATCTTAATATGTTTCTTCTTGTACGCCAAGATAACACACTCCTTTGGATTATAGATGTAAGGTGCCGAGGGACTCATCCATGACCCCCAAGCTGTGGTACGACTTCTGTGTGGTGATTCTTCTTCAAGGTCCACAACTCCGAAGAACTTATAACCAATCTGTTTCATAATTTGCCATACCTCACTTAACATGAAGATTCTTCCACCCTTGGCTTGTCGGTTAATCTCATACGGGATATTCAAAGCAATCCTGCCGTCATCTTTCAACACACGGTATGCTTGTTCCATCCAGGAATATGTAAATTTAACATATTCCTCCCAAACCATATCATCATCGTAAACATCATATTCAATCCCAACACCATATGGTGGTGATGTCACAATCAAATCTACAGACCCTTCTTCCATGGTCTTCATCACTTCAATACAATCTCCGTTTACTATTTTTCCTAAATAATTTTCTGTCATTTTAATATATTGTTACTTTGTGGTCTCTTACAATAATAGGATTTTCTGTTTCAAATTCCAACCATGCTTGACCACCATCTAAAAAAGTTTTTGATTTAACCGAAATTTCAAATTCAAGAAAGTTGATTAAAAGTTTTTTATCCTCGGATTGTATTATCCAACCAGGTAAAGTTGAACCCCTTGCAGCTAATTTGTATTTCATCACTCAATAACCAAACAATAATCTTCAAGGGTTATTTTTCTGGCGTCACAAGTAACATGTCCTGTTTCTCTACCATCGTCGGTATGCCCAATAGAAGAGTTTATCTGACACAGAAATTCTATTGAATCAACTTTTAAAAGTTGTTTATCAATAAACACTTTCCATAGTCTGTCTCCGTTTTTGTGGTTTGAATTATATCGTACCTCAACCAACATTTTCTAAATTATCAATCTTCCTTTGAAGATACCAAAGAGCTTTTTTTAAGTCTTGTAATTCTTTATCACTACCTTTTTTACCAGCCCTTGAGATATACTTCACCGTATTCCCAAGATGGAAGTCAAGTTCCCAAGCCTCAATTACTTTGATGGCCTCATACATATTATCCTCACCCCCATAATGAACGGGGTGGTTTACCATTTCATTTAATGACATACTATCTTAAAGTGATATAATAATTTTTGAGTTTAATTGATTTTTTGTATCCGTTCCTAACAGAAAACAAAGGGTTTTTAGTCCAACATATTTTGCATGAAAAGATTTCCATCCACCCATTTTCTTCTGACCTAACCAAAGAAAAGATATACCTCTTCCCCCAAGTCAAATGAATCTCGTTGATGAATTTATTCTTGAGTCGATATAGTTTTAATGGCATAATATTTTGACGACAATGGAGATTCTATTATCAAACCTTCTTCAACAAGGTCATCCAATTCTTTTTGTGTTGTCTCTAAATCTTCCTTCAAAATGTATTTTGAAATGTAGGAGATGTGTAGGGGTTGACGTAGTTTAGAAAGTAAACTACTTAGTTTTTTTCCTTCCATAAGATTTCTTTTCTACTTCTTTTGATTTCTTTTTCTTGGTGTCTTCTTCGTGAATTACTTCTTTTTCACCGGTAGACCCCTTGAACTCTGATTTTGGAATGAAGGTCCAATAACCTGTGGACACTCTTTGGTCAGCATCTTTGTCAGATACACGAAGCATATGACCGAGAGCATACCTTCCGAATTGTTTTTTTGTTTTAATACATTTCATAGAAATAAATTTTGGTTTTGTTTTTTAAGTGTGGAAAAGATTTGGGATTCATCATGACCCTGTTGAAATAAATTAAAAACATCAGATGATATGGTATCCATAAAAATAAAAGCATCCACCCTCGGAGAGAACAGAGTCTTCAAATCGTAATTTTCCAAATAAACTTTTACCTTCTTTTGGTCTACAAATCGTTTTGTGAATCCCATGAGACAAAATTAGGAAATAATTTTTAAACTGTCAAACGATTCCCAATCTTCTTTTGGGACACTTTGAAGGATATATGCCAATAGTTTTCTCTTTAACATCGGAACCAAAGTCTGTTCAAATGGAAAGTTCTCATTGGTGTCTACCTCAAATATCGGTAACTTGGTGAAATCTACCAAGTCCTTCCACGATGTCGCATCTTTAACTAACGTGGTAACTCGTTGACCTTGGGGGTCACCACTCCATACCATATCAAAATAAATCTTGGCATCTGATTTGGTTCTTTTCATCTTTCTGATTGAATACTCCCACAAAAATATTTGTTTCTTACTTTTGTTGGGGTAATAGATGTATCCGTGACCAAACCCCATATTGTCTTTGTTTTTCTTTAGATTGATAGCTGTTGATTCATATACTATGGACCAAAT